TGAATCCGGTAAAATTGATATTTATCGAAATGGTATTCGTTTAGCATCAGGTGACTTTACGGAAACTTCTTCAACAACTGTTGGGTTAGCAACATCAGCAATCAGTGGAGATGTTATTGAAATCCAATCCTTTATTGGTGGAGTTAATACTTCAGCATTAAGTGTTTTAGATAGTTTAAAGGTAAACGGTGTAACAACCACAACTAATCTAAATACAACATTTGCTACAGTTGGTTCTGGGTTAACCTTTACAACTGGCATTGGAACTAATTTAAATGTAACAGGTATTTCAACTGTACTTACAGAATTTGATGTTGGTATTGGCGCTACAGTCTTTACTGCACAAACCATCGGTTCAGGATTAGTTGGTGTAGGAACTTCAGATCCTCGTTATAGATTAGAAGTTGGTCCTGTTGGAGCTTCTGGAACTTCTTTATGGGTCAATGGTGACACAAGAATTACTGGTATTTTAACAATTGGAACGAGTTCAATAACTTTAGACGGTAGCACCAATGTAGTTAAAGTTGGTTCTGGCATTACAATTGATGGTGGAAGTGGAATTATCAGTGCAACTTCACTTTATGTAAATGGAGCACCATTCTCCTCTGGTGTGGGAATTTCAACCCTTGGTGGAGTAGTTGGTACTGGAATTACTTCCATTACATTTAGAGGATCTGGAATTTCTACAGTAACTGCATCTGCAGGCATTGCAACCATCAATGTTGAAGGTGGTGCAGTTGGATTTAATAAAATTAACTACATTTTCAATTAATCTAAATAGTAAAAAAAGAAACGTCTCATGGCTGCTCCTAATATTGCAAATTTAACAACTATTCTTGGTGTTACTACCTCGTTAAGTTTGACTACTTCGTCACAAACAGTAGTTAGTAATGCTGCTTCAAGTAATAAAGTACTTAAAATTAATACAATTGCAGCATCAAATATCAGTGCTGCTACTGCAAAAGTAACTGTTCGTTATGCTCAAGGTGCTGCTGGTGCTGGAACAACTGTTGCACTTGCAAATGGAATTGATATTACTGCTGGATCAACACTAGTTATTCTTGACAAATCATCCACCGTTTATCTAGAAGAAGCACGTTCACTTACAGCTTTAGCAAGTGCGAACTCAGCAATTGATCTAGTCATATCTTACGAAGATATTACTAACGTCTAATCTTCAATTAAGGTAATTTAAAATGGCAGATCCAAACGCACTCTATTCATATCAGGGACAAGAACCAAGACCACTTCCTCATGAAATTTCATGGGTTGAAGAGTGGGGACAAATCACCTATAGAACTGATGTAAGTTCTTTCACTGATGAAGAACTTGCAAAAGCAGGATACACTGGACCTTATGAAGTTCCAAGTATCAATGTAGATTATCAAAGACTGAGATGGGATGGTGGGGTTGTAGATTATATTATAGAAGATATTTCTGATGAAGAACTTTGGAGTGCAATTCGTATTGAAAGAGATCGTAGATTAGCAGAATGTGATTGGACGATGGTTTCGGATGTTCCTGTTGAAGTCAATCAAAAAGAATGGGAAATGTATCGTCAAAGACTTAGAGATCTACCAAGCCTTTACGAAAATCCAAAGGATGTAATTTGGCCTTTAAGTCCAGAAGGACGTGCTGATGATGATTTTGATCAACCAAGAGTTTTTAATGATAAATTACGTTGGAGAGTTGATGATTTAGAAAACGAATTGGTTGTTTTAAAAAATCAATTAAATTCTTTAATAGAAGCACAAAATACAAAAGAGTAGGAACATTGAGTTATGGCACCATTTAGACCTACACATCTTAATAAAAGATACTATCCAGGTAATGCCAGTGTGGTTGGACCAACAAAACAAGCAACTTTGGGCATTAGTACAACAACTTGTTGTTCTCTTACGAATGTTTGCGGTGCTTGTTGTTTTACAGATATTGCATTGGGATGTAGATGTAGTTTTTGTTCGTGTCCTTGTTGCAATGTTTGTTGTTGCTGCAAATGCACTGTTTGCACTCAAACTGTTCCTGGTGGAAAATGGAGCAAATGGGAACAATATGAAGCTTCTACAAGAAGCTCTTGGGGAAATAGCAGTACTTCTTCATCTGACACTGCAGTTTGTTTATGTTGTCTTAATGTGGGATTTACTTGTATTGGAAATATTACCGATTACAATGGAATTTTTATTTGTTGTGGGGCCCCGGGCAAATGGTTTATTGCCCCTTCATGTGCACAGACGTATACAAATTGGGAAAATAGAAATAATGCAGTGAGTTGTGCTAACTCTCTGATGGGTTCCCTTGGGTGGTTTGTTCCTAACATAAGCCAACTCCAGAATCCTGGATATGTTTGTAGATCCTATTGGGATTCTTATGGCGGTGAGTACTGGTCTACTTCGCATGGAGATAATGGCGGCCGACGCAGCCTATGCTTTGATAATGGCCAAGTACACGAACGCAGTATATTTAATTCTAACCTGACCCGAGCCTTCAGAAACTCATAATACTCATAATAATTAATTATTAAAAATTGTCTATATATGAAATAAAAAGTTATTATATCAATGACTATTAACCACGAAAAAAAACTTATATTCATCCATATTCCCAAAAATGCCGGAACTTCCATTATTACGGCAATGGGAATTGAGAATATGATTGGATTACTCAAAGATTAGTCAAAGGTGACTTTGAACCTATTGAAAACTCACCATACTATCAGTTTCCCTATACGATTGAAGAACTGACTGAAGAAGAAATTGCAATCAATCGTGAAAAGAAAAGACAACTGGATTGGATACCATTCCGTGAACAAAGAGACCAATTGCTCAGAGAGAGTGATTGGACACAGATTGGTGATTATAGTTTGGTAAGTGAAGAAGAGAGAGTTTTATGGGCAGAGTATAGAGAAGAACTCAGAGACTTGCCGGAGACTTATCCGGATTCTGATGATATTGTTTGGCCTTCAAAACCACAAACCTAAATAAATTGAAATGATATTATGACTTATAAATAACTAGAAAAGAAGAAAGATGACAAGAGCGGCCGACGTTGCAAATTTTACATCTGGTATTGGTTCCGCAACATCACCAACTACAATTGGTGCTGGATTTACCGTAACTAATAGTGGTGATGTTACAGTTGGTGGAGCACTAACAGCATCCAGTTTAAACGTCACTGGATTAGTTAAAGTTGGTTCCGGAATTACAATTGATGGTGTTAGTGGAATTATAACTGCGACAACAATTAATGCTACCAATTTTGTTGGTAATGGTAGTGGATTAACCGGAGCAGGTTCTACTGTTTCTGACGACACTTCAACAAACGCAACTTTTTATCCACTATTTACCCAAACAACTTCGGGAACAGTTACTTCTTCCGGAATTTCTACATCTAAACTATCATTTAATCCTTCAACAGGAACTTTAACCGCAACAAAATTTGTTGGAGATGGTTCCGGATTAACTGGAGCTGGTTCTACTGTTTCTGACGACACTTCAACAAACGCAACTTTTTATCCAGTATTAACCCAGACAACTACTGGAACCATTACAAGTTCTAAAGTTTCAACCACAAAACTTTCATTTAATCCATCTACGGGGATATTAACTGCTACATCTTTAGGTGGAAATCTTGCAAATACACTTACTTTAAATACTTCTGGAACCGGTCTTACAGGTTCCACCACATTTAATAATTCTGGAGCAGCAACATTCACAGTAACTTCTAATGCAACTTCTGCGAATACTGCATCTGCAATCGTTGCTAGAGATGCCTCAGGAAACTTTACTGCTGGTACTATTACTGCAGCATTAACTGGTAACTCAACAACAGCAACTACTCTCCAAACTGCGAGAGCAATTAATGGAGTTTCTTTTAATGGTTCTGCGGCTATTGAAGTAAATCCTTCCTCTGGAGCATATTCAAATGGATATGGGGCAAGAACAGTAAGTACTTCTGGACCAGGTGGGGGAAGTGATGGTGACATTTGGTATCAATACTAAATACAAAAAGATAATTAATTACATAAGAAAAATTAAAATTCAAACTCATGAATAATACATATTGGATGCCAAATACTCTTCCAGAATTTACAGAATCTTGGAATGAGTTGCAATCTAAAAAAAAATATTTAACACCTGAAAAAGTTATCAGAGAGCATCCTAAATGGTTTTATGAAAATAAATCTTACGTATGTGATGAATACCTTTATCAGAATGAAAATTGGAAATTGATAATAGATAATTATCCAGAACTTCCGGAACAAGTATTTCCTGTAAACGAAAAAGGTTTTCTTTGTGGATATCCAGAAGAATTTTATGTTGAGAAATTAGATATAAACTCTTGGATTATGAATGAAAAAACTTGTGAAGTTCTTTATGAAGTTTATAAAATAAAAGAAGAAAAAAAACCAGTTTTATCATTTGATGAAGAATGCGAACTTCTAAAAAATATAGAAGACTCGACTATTGACAAAAAATCAATGACATTGACCAGGCATTGGAAAATTAATAAATTATCTACAGAACAAGTAAGACATAAATTAAGTATGAAATATAGAGAATTTCGAACATGGAGAGATTATCAACTTTTACAAACAGATTTTAGTTTTGTATATGCAATGGAAAAAAGTATTTCTGTATCTGATGAACTAAAAATTTATAGACAAAAATTAAGAGATCTGACACAAATTTTTTCAGAAGATGATGTCAAATCAATGAATTTGCCCGAAGATCTTGATACATGGAATAGAAACAACATTCCAGAATATTCTTCTTGGTATATCAATTGAAAGTGAGGTAAAAAATTATGTCAATTTATACAAAAACATCAGGAGTTTGGAGAACTCTCACTTTTATATATAATAAAGTATCCGGATCTTGGAGGACAACACTTAACGGATACATAAAGTATGCTTCTGCTTGGAGAACTACTTATACAGCACCACCCTTCTCAGTAAGTTCTCCTGGAGCCTCAACTTTTGGATCAGCTGGATATAATTATATCCAATGGAATTATAGTGCTCCAACTCCACAATATTCAATGACAATATCAGGAAGACCAAAATCAGTTGAGGTTTTTTTAGTTGCTGGTGGTGGAGGAGGTGGAGGTTCTGGGGGAGATAGAGCAGGATCCGGTGGTGGTGGTGGCGGAATTGTCTACCATAGAGCTTTTGAATTAACTCCTGGACCATATACAATTCAAGTAGGTGGTGGTGGTGCTGGAGGACCAGGTGGTCCTGGTGGTGGTGGACCCAATGGTGAGCAAGGTGGACCAACTTACATTTCTGGCCCGGGTGGATCTCTATACGCTGATGGTGGTGGTCGTAGTAGAAATAGTGGAGGATCTGGAGGAGGAGCTAACCATGATACTTGTTGTGGAACTGGAGCAAATCAACCCGGTCAAAATTCAGGATATACCCCACTTCCATCTCCTGTATTTCAACAATGGGGAAATCCGGGAACAGGTGGGGTTGGATTTGGATATGGATGGACGGGATGCGAAAGTGAAGGTGGTGGAGGAGGAGCAGGGGGAACTGGAAATCCAGGAAATAGCACTCCCAATGGATGTGGGAATTCTGGTAATGGCGGACCCGGATTAAACTTTCCACAGTTTCCACCAGGAGGACCATTTTCTGCTGGTGGAGGTGGTGGTAATGGTGGTCCTCAAAATGCTCCTGGATCTGGATTTAGTGGAGGATCTGGTGGATCTGGTGCAGGTAATGGTGGAAGTGGTCCAGGTTCAAATGGAAATCCAGCTAATACACTAGGATCTGGGGGAGGAGGTGCTGAAAGCGGACAGCATGGAGGTTCAGGGCAACCCGGAATAGCTTATATTAGATATCAATAATTTATTAAATTTTTATTATGAAATTTTTTAGAAAATATTGGTTTAAAAATTATGTTTATGTTGAAGATAAATTTTTAAACAAAAAAACGTGTCAATCATTTATTGATGCTTTTGAATTTAGAACTGATTTACAAGCACCTGGGCAAGTGATGCTTCCAAGTGGAGAAGATGCAATTTTAAGCTCTAATAAAAAATCTACAGATATTGGTTTGTGTTTTTATAACTACAACTTATTAAATTTGGGTGGAGAATTTGTATTTCCAATTGAAGAATTTAAATCCAAAATTAACTCAAGTTTAAAAAGATATAAAGAAAAATATATTCAAATTAATAATATCAATAAGTGGGATATTTATCCAAGATTTAATATTCAAAGGTATCATCCGGGAGAAGCTTATTTTGGATGGCATTGTGAAAAAAACACTAAGGATGTGGATTACATTAAAGAAAGAATGCTAGTATGGACTGTGTATTTAAATACAGTGACTGATGGTGGAAATTTAGAATTTCAATCACCATATATGAAAATACCTGCGGTAGAAGGAAGATTATGTATTTTTCCCGCAGAATGGACACATACTCATAGAGGAGTTGTAAGTAAAACACAAACAAAGTATATAATTACTGGATGGTTTAATTATGAATGACCACTGCATTATTGATAATTTAATTAGTGAGGAAAGTCAAGATAAAATTGAAGACTTACTATCAGATAAAAATTTTCCTTGGTTTTATATAAATGGAACTATTTTTCCAAAGAAAAATGGATTAGTTCCTAATAATGATGATACTGGATTTTTTAATCATTATTTTATACAAAACAATGAGCATTTTAGTGAACATACTGAAAAAATAATAAGTTATTTTAAAATACATGAATATGAAATAAATCATTTTTTAAATAAAAATAATTTTTTTAATGTATCTTTCAGTGATATTTTAAGATTACAATCTAATTTTCTTTTGGGGGGAAATAAATTTGCATTGAGAAGAAAAACACCATTTCATGTTGACTCTAAAGAAAAGCATATTGTTTTAATTTATTATGTGAATAATGCTGATTCCGGATCTAAAACTATTTTAAAAAATAAAATATCAGTTTCTCCAAAAAAGGGCAGAGGGTTATTTTTTATTGGAGATATTGAGCACAAAGTAATTTTACCAAAAACGAATAGAGTTGTTTTAAATTTCAATTTTAAATTTTAAGTTGACTAAGATTTTAAATTCATTTATAATTCATATGTGAAATAATAAAAAAATCCAAAACAAATCCAATAAAAATTTTAGGAAAAAAAATTATCAAAGATTTAAGGCATATGATATTCATGCCATTCCATAACAATATATTTCATCTTCATTGCAGCATATTGTATTACGGATTGTCCTTTTTTAAAAGAACGTATATAATAACATTATAGTATGCTATAAGATATGAAAATTTTTGATGATGTTGTCAGTGAAAAAAGGTCTAACAAAATAGAAAATTTTTTATTAGGTCAAGATTTTCCTTGGTTTTTGATTAAAAAAAGTTCAGGAAAAACAAAAGAGATAAAAGGATTTTCTGATACGATTCAATTTGAACATCATTTTATACAGGATAGTAAAATACATTCTAATGCCATTCACCCATTGATGGAGATGCTTGATTGGAATAATGTCGTCAAAAAAACGCAAATATCTCCTGCAATTTTGCGAATGAAAAGTAATTTGTTATTGAAAACACAATCAACACCAAATACTCCTCACATTGATTTTACCCATCCACATACTGTTTTATTGTATTATGTAAATGATAGTAGTGGGGAAACTATTTTTTATGATAAAAACTTAAAAGTCATCAATGAAATAACTCCTAAAAAAGGAAGAATGGTTATATTTGACGGGAATACGTATCACTCAAGCACTCCACCACAAGTAAATGATTTCAGGTGTGTAATTAATTTCAATCTCAATAATATTTGACACCTCTCCTCAAAATGATATATAACAAACCTGAATACACTATTTTTACATGGCATTTCAAACAATTTGGTATTTTAGTGATCTACCCGAAGAAATAGTAGATATTATTGAAAAAGATTTAACAGAAAATTTTGATGATCAAATGGCAGACTCCAAATTGCAAGGAGATGCCCTTAATAAGGATAAACGAAACTCACAAAATGCTTGGATCCCAACCACACATTGGGTTGGTGGATTCGTATGGCATTATATTGAACGGGCAAACCGTGAGAACTTCCTGTATGATCTCCGTTGTATTGATGGTGAATCAATGCAGTTCACGAAGTATGAGGCAGGACAGTTTTATGGTTGGCACAACGACGCAGGACTTGCAACTCAATACAAACCCGTAAGTGTTGGTAATCGCCAGGATGGTCTTGCACAAGATTTCCTAAATGAAAACATTGAGCTTGTAAGGAAACTTTCTTTCGTAGTTCAACTGAGTGACCCTGATGATTATGAAGGCGGAAACCTACAACTTTTGGACGAAGCGGGGAATAGTTATATTGCACCTCGTAAGCGTGGCACAGTGATTCTATTTGATTCTCGCACCCAGCATAGAGTTCTTAAAGTTACAAAAGGAATCCGTAAGTCACTAGTTGGCTGGACGGTTGGGCCCCGTTGGAAGTGAGGTAGAAAATGGCAGAACCAATGACAGAAGATCAAATTAATTTTCAAGAAAAAATTAATTCAGGTACTACATGGACTCATAACGAATTCTTTGAAAAAAACGGATACCTTGTTATTAAAAACTTATGGGATCCAGAAGAACTCTATCACCCTCTTCCCGAAATTAAGGGTCAATTGAATTATTGGGGTAAAAATAATGACCAATATTCTTATACCCCAATAGAAAATCAAGTTGAAGGATCTCTTGCACGTTACTGGCATCCACAGTATCGTCAAATCCATTCTGGTATTCGTATGAAACTAGAAAAAGAATTAGGTCGTAAACTTTATAATACTTACTATTACGACAGGTATTACTTTCCTGGGCAGGAATTAACAAAACATGCAGATCGTGATGCCTGTGAGATTTCTGTAACGGTTCATATCAGCACTAATCTAACTGGTAAAGATGCTGATTGGCCCATTTGGATTAAAACTCCTGATACTTATGCAGATAAAAAGAAAACACAGATTTTAGTTCCTGGTGAAAATCGTTCAGTGATCCTTAAAGCAGGTGATGGAATGATCTATAAAGGATGTGAAAGACCACATTGGCGTGATCCAATGCCTGATAAAAATAAAATAGGAAAGTGGGTAAATAAAAATCAAAAAACTTATTACCATCAAATTTTCTTCCATTATGTTTTGCAAGATGGATTACGTGCTCATTGTGCGTGGGATAGATCAAACTAAATAAAATATTCTAAATAATAAAGAACATATAGTAATTGGTCAAAAATGACAATCCAAATTGGATCTACAGTTGTCATTGATGATAACAGAAATTTAGTTAATATAAGTTCCGGTGCAATTGTAGGTGTCCAATCTGCAGGAAATGTTGTTGGTGCGGGAGCAACAACAATTAACTTCATTGGTTTAGGAAATACTTTTAATTATACCACATCATCAAAAATCATCTATATATGATATAATTAATTTACTTATTTAAAAAAAATCATGAACTTAATGCCAATTTATTCAACTCCAATTTGGCAAACAGAATATCCAGAGTTTGAAGAACAAAAAGAAATTATTCTTGGTGCATGTAAAAGATACCGACAAGAAAATCCAGAATCAAATAGAAAATCAAATGTTGGTGGATATCAATCCCCAAAATTTCTTCATGCAAAAGAAGAATTAGCACCACTTTTTAATTATATTGCTGCCCTAGCAAATAATGCAGCAGAAGATTTAAATTTTGTAGAAAGAGATGTTTTTATAACCAGTTCTTGGGTTAACTTCAATGATACAAGACAAGCAATGAATGCCCATCATATTCATGGTGATGTTTTTTCTGGTGTTTTTTATCTTAAAGCACCAGAAGGTAGTGGAAAACTTTGTGTTATTAATCCAGGGATTAATTTAATGTGGACAGGATGCAGTTTGGTTAATGAAAAAAATCAATTTACTGCAGAAAGTGTAAAAATTGAACCAGAAGAAGGTCAAATTATCCTTTGGCCTTCATATATTCCTCATTCTGTTGAAACCAATGATCATGATGAAGAAAGAATTTCAATTTCATTTAATGTAATTATGATTCCAAAACAAAGTAATTCTTCAGAAGAAAATAATTAATTGATATGATGAAGTCATACTATTTCATATCTGGTCTTCCAAGGTCTGGATCTACGTTGCTTTCTGGTATTTTAAAACAAAATCCAGATTTTTATGCCGACATTGCATCACCAGTACAAACAATTACAGAAACTTCAATTGATAATATCACAAGTTCAGAAACTAATCTTACATCTACAGAAGATCAAAGAAAAAATTTAATGTATGGAATTCTTGATGGATACTATAAACATATAGATAAACCTGTCATCTTTGACAGTTCAAGAGGTTGGACAAAAAAAACAAATTTTCTTAAAGCACTTTTCCCTTATACAAAAATTTTATGTCCTGTTAGAGATATTGTATCCATTCTCAATTCATTTGAAGTTATTTCTTCTAAAAATCCATTTCATACCAAAACATTTGCTAACCATACGGATAATGTATTCGCAAGATGTGATGATATGATGGGTAGGAATGGAGGACTTGTTGCAGGTTCTTGGATTTCATTGCAAGAAGGATACGCACTAAATCCAGAAATGATACTGCTTATTGAATATGAAAATTTATGTAAATATCCAGAAAAAACTATGAAAGAAATTTATAATTTCTTAGAAAAACCTTATTATGAACATGATTTTAAAAATGTTGAATACTCAAATGAAACTTTTGATAAAACCTGTAACTTAAAAGATCTTCATACTGTTAAAAGGAAAGTAGAGTACAATCCACCAAAAAATATTTTTCCTCCGGAGATAGTTAAAAAATATAAGGAAATGGGTATGGAATTTTGGAGGGATGGATATAAACCAAATGCGGATATCATTACCAAATTAGACAAAAAATTCATCGAGTACAAATGAAAATTATCAACATTGATGGTGGAATAGGTAGAGTAATTACAGCACTTCCAGCACTTCTCAAATATCACAAAAATCATTCAGATGAAGACTGGTATGTTAATATTTTTGGTTGGGATTATGTCCCTTTAGGTATTACAGAACTTCAAGAAAGAACTTTTAATCCAGATACAAAAGGTGTTTGGGAAAATATTTTTATGAAAGCAGATGAAGTCATTTCTCCAGAACCTTATCGTCTTCCAAATTTTTATAAGGGAAAAATATCTTTAGCAGAGGCTTTTGATGAGATTATTAACGAAACTGAAGATCACTCTGATTTGGAATATGAAACTCTCAATCTTTCTCAAGCAGAAATTCGTAGAGGTCAAGAAATCATTTATAACGCATATGAAATGCAAAAAAAAGAACAAACAATTGTTATTAATCCTTATGGATCAACTGCTCAAGTATGTCCTGTGGGGGTCTATGACGATAGTTTGAGATCATTGCCAGAGAATATGTTTAATAAACTTTGCGAACTTCTTGCAAAAGATTACAACATTATTTACATGGGATATCCTCATCTTCTTTCCGAAGATAATAAATTCGTATATGTTCCTCAACCAGATCTTCATATTCGTGACTGGATGGGAGTAATATCTCAAGTTGATTATTTAGTTGGTTGCGATAGTGTGGGACAACATATTGCAAGAGCAACAGGCACTCAAGGATGTGTAATTATGGGTGGAACTGATGCAATTAATATGTCATATCCTGATTATTTTAGAATTATTCAAAGAAAAAAACCACTATATTCTCCAATGAGAATTTCTGGATTACAGTCCAACATGGCAGAAAGATTGAACAAGGAATGTATGGAATACACTGATGATGAAATTTTGAATATATGTGAAAAAATCAAGGAAGATTTAATAGGCATTTTGAATGGCAATAGAATTTGATACTTTTAGTAAATCAGCAAAAGGTGGAACAGAGATTATTAAGTGTGAGATGCAAAATAGATTACCGAAAGAATTTTTAAATAAATTTCAAATTATTACAGATAGATTTGAAAATTTAGATGAAACAAAAATAAGAATTTATTGGTCACACCTAAATCCAGAAATTAATGAAAAATTATTAAAAAATTTAAAATATAAAAATACAAAACCATTATCTAATGGTGGTTGGAGAAATTTTCACAAACTTGTGTTCGTTTCTCATTATCAAATGGAAAATTGGATTAAAACTTACAATATCCCAAGAAATTATTGCATTGTAATAAAAAATGCAATAAATCCAATTCAATTTCAAAAAAAACCAAAAGATAAAATTATATTAACATATAATGCAGTTCCAGATAGAGGTCTTTCTCTGTTAGTTAATGTTTTTGAAAAATTGTGCAGTGAACATGATAATATTGAACTTAAAATTTATTCTTCTTGGGAAATTTATGGAATGAAAACTTTACAAAAAAAGTATGAAAATAGCACTTTATATCAAAAGTTAGAAAATCATCCAAAAATTAATAATATTGGTTATGTATCAAATGAAAAAGTTAAAAAATCATTAGCATATTCTCATATTTGTGCTTATCCAAATATTACACCAGAAACTTCTTGTTTATCACTTTTAGAGGCAATGAGTGCTGGTTGTTTATGTGTTCATCCTAATTATGGAGGTCTTCCAGAGACAGCATCTAACTGGACAATGATGTATCCATATCATGAAAAAATTATTTTGCATGAAGAAAAATTTTATTATGTTTTAAAAAAAGCAATAAATATTGTCAATGATCAAGAAATTCAAAGTCATTTAAAAAAACAAAAGGAATACGTAGATTATTTTTTCAATTGGGAAAAGAGAATACAAGAATGGATTGAATTACTTAAAGATTTGGAAAATTTATCTCATAAAAAAATTTTAAAATCAAATTCATTTTTATATCAATGACTAAAAAATATACAAATATTTTTGAGATATTATTCAGAAAAAATCATTTCATTCCTCAATGAATATTTTATTAAAAGATGAAAATAATAAAGATATTCTTTTAGACTCCACTCAAAAGCATCAAATTATGATGGAGTGGGAAAAACCTTATATGGAAGCTTGTATTCAAAAACTTCAACCATTTGGTGATGTTTTGGAGATTGGTTTTGGTTTTGGATACTCAGCAACAGAAATACAAAAATTTCCAATTAATTCCTATACTGTAATTGAATGTGATGAGAAAACATACCAAAGAGCACTAGAATGGAAAAAACAATATAATCACCCAATTAATATTATTTTTGGTAGATGGGAAGACATTTATAAAATATTACCAAAATTTGATTGTATATTTTTTGATGATTATGATATAAAACATTTGGAACTTTGCAAAATAAACCCAAACATTCCATGTAGAAATATATGTTTTTTAAATGAAATAAAAAGTAACTTAAAAAATTATGTAAGGTTTTCTTTTTATTGTGCTGTAAGTGTGAATGAATTAAAAAAATATAAAAATGAATGGAATTATTTTTTAAAAGATTATTTGAGTATTATTTCCTTTGAAGAATTTGAAATAAACGTCCCAGAAAATTGTAACTATATTGTTGATCAAACTTTATATTGTCCCACAATTACAATTAAAAAAAAAATTAACTATCAATGAAATGATAAAACCAATACAAGTATTTTTAAGACACTGTTACTATTCTAAATTACAAGAATTACCAGATAGAACAAGACCAACTTGGTTTAGTAAATTCAAAGCATTTAAAAATTTTAAAAATACTTTAGATCCAAAACTTGTGGATTATCATATTGTATATGATGAGTTTTATGGGAATATTAAAAATACTTTTCTTAATGATGAACCAAATGTAAAAATTGTGAACTATGGTTCAGAATGTGATAGTTTTATAGAAACAATGAACTATGTTATTTCTAAAAATTATTCAGATGATACAATCATTTATTTTTTAGAAGATGATTATTTACATCGTCCAAACTGGTGCAAAATACTTTTAGAGGGATTTACTCTAAATCCTGCATATGTAACCTTGTATGATTTTGATTATTTTTTAAATAGTGATTTTTTTTGTAAAATTTTTACAACACAAAGCACACATTGGAGAGCTGTTCCTGCAACTACAAATACTTTTGCCTGCAAATATTCCACATTATTAGAAGACTATGAAATTCATAAAGAATATTCAGAAAATGGAATAAAAGAAAAAGATGGATTTCATTTTTCCAAAGATTATGATAAATTTTGGAAGTTAAGTCAAGAGCATGAAAAATTTATCGTATCTTGTCTTCCTGGATATTCAACTCATTGTGATGCAAATCATATTTCCCCATTTATAGATTGGGGAGAAATAATCAACAATGAGCATAAAAACATCAAAATAAATAAAATCATATATGACTACAAATAACTTATTATAAATAACTAAAAAGATTATAAGATGACAAAAGCACGGGACATATCTCGTTATGGTTTAGGTGTAGGAATTCAGTCTGCGAGTTCTGTTATTGCTGGAGTTGGCATAACCCAACTAAACTTTATTGGCACAGGTAATACCTTTAGAGTTTCTGGCGGAACAGTTGATATTAGTATTCAAGGTGGTGGGGGTGGTGGTGTTTCTACCACTGGTATTTTGTCATGTAGAGCTGTAGCAAACTCAGCATTAATTTTTGAAAGTCTTGATTTGGGTGATAGTTTTGCACAAGGAACAAATTATGCAATGATTGGACCTATTACTATCACAGGAACTGCAACTACAGTTACTGTAGGTGCTGGTGTATCATATGTTATCGTATAACAGGAGAATTTATGTCAGTACTTAGAGTTCAAAGTATAACAAATGAAACGGGAACTGGTCCAGTAGAGTTTACCAGAGGAGCAACTTTTGCAAGTGGATCTCCAACAATTACTCAAAGTGTGATTAATATGAGTACAACTGGTGTTGCAACAATAACTGAGATTAAACTATCATCTGGATTATCTGTTGGAATTTTAACAGCAACGACATTTTCTGGTTCAGCAGCAGGTATCACTAACATTCCTGGTGGAACATTAACAGGAAAAGCCATCGGTCTTCATCTAATAACCTGAGGAAAGAACAATGCCATCACAAATCAGAGTAGATAGTATTACAGACGTAAATGGCACCGGTGCAGTCACATTATCTTATGGTGCTTCAATTCCATCTGGACAATTATTAAATGTTCAGGGGGACTTAAATATTTCTGGAATAGCAACTGTTGGTTTTTTAACAGCAAAAAATGCCAATATTATAGGTGTTATTACAGCAACTTCATTTGTTGGTAATGGTTCCCAATTAACAAATGTCCCTGTAGTAAGTTCATCAAAATCTATTGCTCTTGCAATTATAGGTAGTTAAAAATGGCAAGACTTAGAGTTAATTCAATTGTTAATAGAAATGATAATAACACTGTTCAATTATCATATGGAGCAACAGTTCCATCTGGTCAATTATTGAATATCCAAGGAAATTTAAATATTTCTGGAATAGCAACTGTTGGATTTTTAACAGCAAAGAATGCTAATATTACTGGAATAATTACAGCAACTACTTTTAGTGGAAATGGTTCCCAATTAACAAATGTCCCTGTAGTAAGTTCATCAAAATCTATTGCGTTGAAGATGATACTAGATCCATTGCCTCACCGAGCATGAGAATTCGTTCTGATTCAATTGTAAATAAAAATAATAATGGTGAGGTTCAGTTTATCACTGGAGCATCAACTGGTGAAGGACAACCAATCATTGTCCAAGGAAACTTAAATATTTCTGGGATTGCTACAGTTGGTTTTTTAACAGCAAAAAATGCTAATATTATTGGAATAATTACTGCAACTACTTTTAGTGGAAATGGATCTCAGTTAACTAATATTCCTGTAGTAAGTGTTTCAAAATTAATTGCATTGAAATTAATAATTGGAGATCATCCCCATAGATCTTAAATAATATAAATAAATAGAGTTACAAACACACGTTAAGATAAAAACATGGCTGCTCCAAATATTGTAGGCGTAACAACTATTCTTGGCATTACCACATCCCAAACTTTAGGAACAACTGCGACAACTATTGTTAGCAATACTGCTGGAAGTGGAAAAGTATTTAAAATCAATGCAATTGTAGCTGCAAATAAAACTGCTTCAACTGCAACTGTTACTGTAAGGTATAATGATGCAGCTGCTGGAGCAGGAACTACTCTGGCAATTGCAAACGGTATTGATATTGCGACTAAATCCACTCTTGTTATTTTAGATAAAGCATCTTCAATTTATTTGGAAGAGGCACGTTCACTTACTGCTTTATGCGGAACAGCAAGTGCAATTGATTTAGTTGTATCTTACGAAGATATCACCAATCTTTGATAATTAATAAGGGAGAAATTAAAAATGGCCGATCCAAACGCACTTTATTCTTATCAAGGTGGAGAGCCACAACCTCTTCCTCACGAAATTTTTTATCAAGAAGGTTGGGGAGCAACCAACTTCAGACAAGGTGTAGAAACTTTTACTAATGAAGAACTTGCAAAAGCAGGATATACTGGACCATACACAAAACCAGAATTTGATGCGGATGTTGAAATTCAAGCATGGAGTTCAGAAGAACAAAATTGGATTACCACATCAATTCCAGATGAATTTTTTTGGAATAGATTGAGAGGACAAAGA